AAAGCAAAATATTTTAGAAGAGCTATAGACAATAACATAAAGGTTAGACAGAAACTAACTCTACAAAAACAATATATAGATAGATTTGAAGAATTTGCCGCTGATGCTATAGCCGCAGATCAAGAAGGCGGAGAAAGGGCTAAATTTCAATTCGAAGGACAAACTTTTACCGCTAGAGCAGCTCTTCGTACTGTAGCTGCTGTAAAGAATAGGTCTGGAAAGTTTGGAAGAGCAAATTTTAAGCAGCAATCTTATATGTTCAAAAAGCTTTTTCCAGACTTGGTAAAAGGAAAGGAGTTGGGACATAAAAATTTAAGTGTGTTAAGAGTCTCTATAGGTTCAACCTTAAAGGCTATGGACGGAGCCGATCCTCGTAGAGATAAATTAAAAGCATTGTATGCACTCGTTTTACAAATAGATGAATTAACAGAACAAGGAGAAGAAAGGTTAGAACCTTTGATTCGAAACTTAGAACGAAGCATAAAGAAAGGTTATTCCGTAAGAGCAAATTACATTAAAGATGTAAACATAGCTAAAGGCCTAAAAGGGTCTATAGAATTAGAATTTGAAGGAAGAGATATAAATCAGTACAAAGGAAGATTAGCAGGCAAAGTTGGAACTATATTTCGAGAAGTAATTTTAAGTCAAGGTAATGAGTTTGAAAAATTATTTGGTAATATAGATATAGCAAATATACAAGGCTCTCCTTCCTTACAGCAAGATATAACAAAACAATTAGTAGATACTGTAGACCCTAAGAAAAAAGCTAAAAAAAGTAGGTCTAAAACAAGCACCAAAAAAACTGGAGGAGGAACTTCAGTTACTTTAGGAAAAACTAAAAAGTCTAAAGTTAGAAAACCTACGGCAAAACGAGGAAAAAGATCAGAAGCAAGTCTGCTTAGATATATAGGAATACTTAATCAGCAACTTCCTAATGAAGTTGCAAAAAATATGGGAGATCCTGCATTAAACTATAGAACAGGTAGATTTGCTTCAGGAGTAAGAGTAACAGATATTGCTAGAACTCCTCAAGGATTTCCTAGCATTGGGTATACTTATCAATTATATCCATACCAGACCTTTGAACCTGGTTATGCTCAAGGAGACCCAGACAGGGATCCTAGACCTTTGATTGATCGCTCGATTAGAGAGATTATGGCACAATTTGCAATAGGAAGATTTTATACAAGGAGACAATAATGGCTGAAAGAACATATGCAACACGTAGGCAGTCCATTATTAATGCTATTGTAGATAAGCTAAAAGAAATAAATGGAGCAGGAAATTATTTAACAGATTTAGAGGAAAATGTTCATCCTCGATTAAAATTTTGGGATGAAGTGGAAGAATTTCCTGCTATTCATTTAAATGCAGGATCTGAAAGCAGAGAGTATCAAGGCGGAGGATACAAAGATAGATTTCTTTCCGCTAATATACGTTGTTATGTAAATGAAGAAGACGCCGTGGATGCTTTAGATAAACTACTAGAGGACGTTGAAACAGTTTTAGAAACAAATTCTCGTTTAAAGTATTACGATAGAACTGGAGCTGCTCAATATACTCATCAAATCACAATACTCAGTATAGATACTGATGAAGGTGTACTTGAACCCTACGGGGTCGGAGAGATCCTCATAGAGGTTCGATACTAGAAAATGCTGGCAGGAACAAATGTTCACGTCCAAGCCTTTTCAAGAAATTAGGAGATAATAATGGCTGAAAATTTATATTTTTCACGCGACACGAAAGTCTTTATTGAGTTCGATAGTGTCATTTGGGAAATGCCTGTACTTGATGGTTTTAGTTTCTCTCAAGCAACTAATGCCACTGAGATTACTCTTGCTGAGATGGAAAGTTCCACAGGAGTAAGTCGAAGAGGTCGTCGTGCATTTAATGACGCTTTGGCTCCTGCAGAATGGAGTTTTTCAACTTATGTGCGTCCGTATGTTTCAGCAGGTTCAGGCACGGGAGCGGCAGATGATGAAGCAAGTCATCACGCAGTAGAAGAAGTATTGTGGGCACTCATGGCAGGTGCAGACAACTATGATACAAGCGACTATGACTTCGATAAGGGTGGAACCTCTGTAACTACTCACGATGGCACAGATTTAGATATAGACTTTGATTCTTCAAATGCAAGTACATTGAGTACTTTTACTATTTACTTTGTTCTTGGAGCAGCAAATAGAAAAGTATACAAGATGGCTTCTTGTGTTGTAAATGAAGCATCAATTGATTTTGATATTGATGGTCTTGCAACAATTAACTGGTCTGGTTTTGGTTCAGAGATTACAGACGTGTCAGGCTCTACAATTGAAGATACTGTACAGCCTACAGATGGTGATACTACAAATGATGGCAGTGCTATTGCTGTAGGAGACATTTGGTTAGATTCAAATGATAGCTATCGTTTATATAAACTTACAAATGTAGGCTCAGGTACAGAAGCTTCTACTTCAGCAGTATACGAAGACACCTCTGCAACCGACAATTTTATTCGAAATCGTCTTACTGTACTTACAGTTGTTCCAACTAGTCAAGACCCGGATTCAGATGGTACTGATGAGCTTGAAGCTTCTTATAACCTGACTTTGACTGGTGGAACAATTAATGTTAATAATAATATTACTTATATTACTCCAGAAGAGCTTGGTAAAGTAAATCTTCCATTTGGGCATGTAACTGGTACTCGTAGTGTGAGCGGTAACTTCACTTGCTACTTGAATCGTACAGACTGGGCGGATTCAAGCTCTGATGAATCAGCAAACTTTTGGGAAGATATGAAGTCTATCGACAATGTTGTAACTAATTCTTTTGCACTTACTTTTAAAGTAGGTGGAGCAAGTGCAACTCCTCGACTAGAGATGGCAATGGCTACAGCTCACTTACAAATTCCAGAGCATAGCATCGAAGATGTGATTGCGTTGGATACTACTTTTGAAGCACTGCCTTCAACAATTAGTGAAACTGACGAAGTTACAATCAAGTATGTGGGAGCAACATAAAAAATAATTCTTGACATTTATGGTGTTTTGAATTATACTATAAAGAACGTGGGGAGGTCTCGGCCTCCCTACTTTTTTAACTGAAGAAGGATTTTTGAATGACAGAGGCAGCAGTAAAAAAAGAACCAGTATCACTCGCGAGTCTTATGACTCCAAGCAAAACAGTAACAATAGACTTTCCAGGGTATGATGGGCTAACTGTTGATTTGTGTTATCTTGGAAGAGATGAACTGGTAAAACTTCGGAAGAAGTGCGTAACAACAAAATTTAATAAAAAAACTCGTCAACCTGAAGAAGAGTTAGACGAAGATAAGTTTTTAAAAGAATACGTTAAAGCAGTTATCAAAACGTGGTCAGGGTTTAAATATTCATACTTAGAAGAGTTTCTTTTGGTGGATGTTTCTTCTCAAGATGCTAATGATCAACTGCCTTTTACTCAAGAAAATGCAGAGTTATTGATGAAAAACTCTAATGTATTTGATACTTGGGTAACAGAAACAGTAGGTGACTTAGAAAATTTTACTGGGAGCAAGTAGAAAGAGTTCAAGACCTACTTGCTCGCTATGTGAGAGAACAGAACTCAAACTTTAATATAGATAAATATTTATCTATATGTGAGCAATTAGGCGAAGAGCCTGACCCCCAAAAGATGCCGCTTACCGAGTCAGCTTTTCCTGACGAGGTACAAGTGGCATTTTTTATGTTTAACCTTCTCTCAGATGTTTGGGAAGGAATGTCAGGATCTTACATGGGAAAGGATTGGTCAGGTTGTGATTTATTGTTTTCCATATATGAAGTAGAAGATAAACGAAATACTTTGTATTTTATGAAAGCATACGAAAGAATACTAATGAATTATAGATTTGAAGAGGCAGAGAGAAAGCGTAAAGCAGAAGAGCGTAAAGCGAAAAGCGGTGGAAAAAATTTCACCCATAATGTTAAAGGCTAATGGCTGAAAATACTATAAAGATTAAAGTAAAGATAGATGATGATGGTAATCTATCTATTCTAGGTAAGAAAGCAAAAGCAGCTGGAGAAGGGCTAGACAGAACTGCTAAAAATGCTCAGACTGCGGATCGTAATTTAAAAGGCGTTGCCCAAACTTCTTCAAATAGTACAAAAAACTTTTCAAAAATGGCTCAAGGGATTACAGGAGGTCTTGTACCTGCGTATGCAACCCTTGCAGCAAATGTATTTGCAATTACTGCAGCCTTTCAATTTCTCAAATCTATAGGAGATTTACGTTCCTTAGAGCAATCACAGCTTGCTTACAGTAGAAATACTGGACAGTCTTTGGCCTTACTAACTACTCGAGTCCAAGATGCGACAGGGGGCCTACTAAAGTATAGAGAAGCAGCAGAAGCTGTTTCTATAGGCAGGGCTGCAGGATTAACTTCTTCTCAAATACAGGGTCTGGCAGGAGTTGCAAAAAGTGCTTCTCAAGCTCTTGGTAGAGATCTAACGGATTCATTTAATCGTTTAACTCGTGGTGCAATTAAAGCAGAACCAGAACTTTTAGATGAATTAGGCATTGTTATTCGTTTAGAAAGAGCTACGAATGAGTATGCTGCTGCTATTGGAAAAACTGCTAAAGATTTAACAACTTGGGAAAAAAGTCAAGCAGTTGTAAATGCTGTAATTGCTCAAGGTGAAGAAAAGTTTAAAGACTTAAATGTAGAAGTAAATGGCTTTGTGAAACTTGGAAAAGCCTTTGATGATCTATTAAACCAGTTAAAACGTACTTTAGAACCGTTTGCAGCCTTTTTAGCTTCTGCCCTTGTTTCAAATGTAGAAGCGCTGGCAGGAGCTTTCTTACTACTAGGTGCAAACATAGCAAAGGGCCTGGCTCCCGCCCCTAGGCAGTTTGCAGAGTTTGAGACTGCAAATAAACAATTAATAAAAAATTTACAGAGTACTATTGACCCTTCTACTGCTACAAAAACTGGACAAGCGGTTTTATCCGGAGAAGTAGGGCCTACACAAATCTCTCGTTTAAAGACCAGTCTTCAAGCAAAAAACAGTGCAATATTTAAAGCAGACAAAGAATTGCAAGCGCAAGCGAAGAGAACTATCCTTGCATTAGAAGCGCAACAGCAAGCCTACATAGCACAAACTACTACTGGAATAAAGAGTGCCTACGCTAGTTGGAGAGCTGAATTATTACTCCTTCAATCAGAACATGGAAGAGTAATGGGAACTATCACCGCCGTGGCAGGATCTGCAGGAAGATTTATTTCGTCAGCATTAAGTTTTTTAGGCTGGATTGGATTAGCAGTTACTTTATTTGGAGTAATTAAACAAATTGCAGAATTCTTTAAAAGCGATGAAATAAAAGCTTTAGAAGAAAGGGCCAATGCCGCAAGAAGTGCTTTTGAAGCCCAAAACGAAGAACTAGAAAAGTTAGTAGGCAATTTATCAGAAGCCTCTGGATTACTTGACTCTATTTCTCAAGCAGCAAACATAATTACTAGTTTTAAATTTGATAATTTTTCAAAAATATTACAGGACTTAGAAGATGCAGAAGTAAGGACTCCACGAACAGGAATGTATTCGCCTGGCTTAGCAGCTCCTCAGGTCCAAGTATTAGATGAAACATTAGGAGCTTTTGAAAAGTTTGTAGATTCTGCAAAACTATATGAAGAAACAGTACAAAGCACAGGAATTTTTTCAGAGGACTTAACTTCTGCAACTAGCAGATTAAATAAAGCTTTCGAAGACTTTAATGTAAAACAGTCCGTTGAAAATAGACTCGAACTGGTAGAAGCTACTAAAGCTTTTTTAATAGAACAGGAAAGAACTACTAACTTAGTTACTACAAGTGAAAGTGCATTTAATAGACTGTCTGGAGCTGCGGAAAACTATCAAAGGATAGTTACAGATTTAGGAACTAAAAAGACTCCTTTGGCTTCTTTACAAGACTCTTTGGCAGATGCCGAAGCAGTTCTTACAGAGTTTTCAAAGTCTGTAGAAAACGGAGTTTATATAACTGGCGAGAATATAGAAAGTGTTTTTGGAGATAAAATCGGATATATTTCTACATTATTAGGAGAGTCTTTCTTAGAACAAGTAGAAGGATTGTCTGCTCAAGAAGCCTTATTAAAGAGTATAGCAGCTCTGCAAGAAAAAAGAACAAAATTTGCAAAATTTGAAATGAAGGAAGCTACAAATAGAGCAGCTTTGGACTTAATTAATTTTCAAACTACTCAAGGATTAACTTCTCTACAAAAAGAAAGAGTAGATCGAGAAAATAAGTTACGAGAATATGCTGTAGAAATGCAAAGTATTCGAGAACAGCAAGAACTTTTTGAACGAAATTTAATAGAGTTATCAGATGAAGAAGTAGCAAATCAAAGGCTGAGGTTAGCACTTTTACAGGCTCAAACTGATGAACTTAATAATCAAGCAGAATATGGTGAACAATTACGTAGAACCTTCAATGAATCTTTTACACAAGGCTTTCAAACAGGAATAAAAGATTTAATCACTGGAAAAGAGGGTAGCCTAAAAAATGCTATTGCTAGTCTAGCTAAAAACGTATTAGGCAATGTAGCAAACACTCTTAGCAAGCAATTTACAGATATGTTATTCGGTAAAAAAGATCCAGCTACTCGTTTTGCAGAAGCAGGCGAATATGTTGCTGGATTAATATCAAATGCAGTTCAAGGAGTTGCTCCTGTTGCAGGAGGTTTTTCCTCTGGAGTAAGTGGCGGCATAGGAGGTTTAGCAAATTTAATTCTTGGCAAAAAAACTTTAGTGAGCACTGGAGGCACTAGCCAAGGCGGAGTATCCCAGTTATTAGGCATGCAATCTATTAGATCCGGAGGTTTAATGGGGCTTTTAGGAAATCTAGCAGGATTTTTTGGTTTTGCAAATGGCGGAATCATGAAAGGAGGATTTCGTGGATATGCAAATGGCGGAATTATTAAAAAGCCCACTGTAGGATTAGTAGGCGAAGGTAGATATAATGAAGCTGTAGTTCCTCTTCCTGATGGAAAGTCTATTCCTGTTCAAATGGGAGGAGCAGGACAAAATAATAATGTTACTGTAAATGTAGCAATTGATAATCAAGGTAATGCTTCTTCAGATGTAACGCAAAATGGTCAAGGAGCGGATATTGGAAGAGCAGTCGCACGAGCAGTACAATTAGAGCTTCAAAATCAAAAACGATCTGGCGGAATACTTAACCCATATGGAGCAGCATAATGGCACTTGGATTTACAACAACTTCTACTTATGGAAGTAGGGACATTTTACCTGATAGAGGCCTTCAAAAACAATCCACGCCTCGAGTATTGGTTGCACGTTTTGGCGACGGTTATGAGCAGCGCATCGCAAATGGAATCAATTCCATAGATGAAACTTTTAATGTTACTTTTAAGAACCGAACTAAGGAAGAGATAGACGATATTACAGGGTATCTTGGCTCTTTAAATGGAGTAACTGCTTTTAACTATACTATTCCTGACAGTAATAATGGCGGGGAAACTACAATTAAAGTAGTTTGTGATACTTTTGCACAAAACTATTCTTACGACGATTTTTATTCTGCATCAGCAACTTTTAGAAGAGTATACGAAGCATGAGCGAACTAATCAGTTCAGTACAACTTCAAGACCCAGGAAGTGAATTAGTAGAGCTATACGAACTTGTGGTCGGCAGCTCTACTTTATATTTTCATTCTGGACTAGAAGAAGACTTAACAACTGTTCAATTTCGAGACAGAACAAGTCCGTATACGGTTAGAACTTACACGGCTTTTCCTATTGAAATGGATGGAGTAGAGATGAATGCAGATGGGGCGATAAATCGTCCAAGTTTGACAGTTGCAAATGTAACAAATGTATTTTCTTCCGCAATCGGAAATGTAAGACCAGAAGATTTAGTTGGAGAACGACTAACAAAAAGAACTACTCTTAAAAAGTATTTGTATGGAGAAACC